AGAAAGACAGGGGGGGTCGCCTTGTGGCTAAAAAAACGCCCACCTTTGCGGCTATTACATGATTTGCAGAGGCTCTGTAAGTTGTCCAAAGCCCACATGTCACCACCCTTTATACGTGGATAGATGTGATCTACTGTATCTGCTACACCACCACATAAAGCACAAATCCAACCATCACGATCTAATACTGTAATGCGTAGCTTCTTCCACTTACCACTACCTAACGCACGTTCGCTCATTACCACCAACCATTACGATTATGAAATGCGAGCGCTTTGCAAGCACAGCCATCATACCTTCTATCCAGATATTTAAGTCCTAAATCTATCTGTTTAATAGGATCTTTCTCTGTAGATTTAAGTATTTGAAATAGACCAAAAGCACTTGACTTAGGGTTCTTAGCCTTGTAATTCCAACGGCTTTCTTTGTATACGATTTCATCTAGGCAATAGAATTGCTCGAAGTTGTAATTCATTTTATGAAATGTAATTTGCTTTAATGTATTAACTTTATACTCTTTAGGTTTGTCAGCTGCAACGGAATAATCTTTTGAAAAGCAAAGGCTAAATGCAATTAGCAAAGAGGTCGCCCAAACTCTGCGCCTTCCGAGTCTAGCCGCTGGCGACTCAGCTTTTCGATTTAAGATCGAACGCTTTTTGAGGGTAGCATACATAATCAAGTCCTTTCAACATAAATAACAATATCATCTCACTATATGGACAGTGATTTAGATCACAACATACTTACATTGATAGCGTAAGTCATCACCTTCTTGCCAGGTTTGATCGTAGCCAATCTCATTCATTATCAACCTCTATCTCTACAAAGTATTCACCTTTTGTGTAAATCGTATTTTTACGCACAATAGGTGCCTTGCGTAGATCCTCACCATGTAACATAATTAAATGAGAGCGATCACTATTTAACACCACAAATATAGAATTATCTGTAGCAAACTTTAGTTTACGTGCTGGTATATGCATAGTCTTAAAAGGAAACTTAGCGCCTTTCCAGTTATGTTTAACCTCTACCTCACAGCTGTAATAATCACCTGATGGATTCTTAAACAATAAATCTATGTCATATTGGTCAGGGTTTACCCAGGCAGTACACCCCTTGCTTTCTAGCCATTTAATTACCAATTCTTTAGCGTTATCGTTGTCAGTGTATAATTCTAAGCTAAAAGGTTTAATCATGGCTTACTACCCCAACCTTTACCCTTAAACACTAACCCAGGTGCTGAATACAGCCTGGTCATTAATGTATGACATTTAGGACAATCGATAGTAGGCACATCCTCAGTAAAAAATCTAAAGGTTGAGCCAAAGGTGCCGCACTCATTACAGCTAAACTCATAAGTTGGCATTACTTTGCTCCAATCAACTGGCAAGTGTGGCAGACCACGGATTCAAACTTCCAACCACCACACTTATCACATCTACATATGTCCGAGTCTGGGATATGCAAAGCTTCAACTATATTCTTGATTCCCACGCAACCGCAACTAGTGCATTGGTAAAGCCTAAATCCTTCTGGCAAATCCTCAGAGTCAAGCCATAAGAACTCAGTATTACGCTTACATCCGTTGCACTTAAACTGCGTGTAATCAGTCACGATTTATCAACTCATGACATCTAAAGCATGTGCCATCCTTAAATACTCGGTCATCATCACATACTTCGCACTTAATTACTGTTGGCTCTAGGTGTACTCCATTATCATCCATGACAACCTGTATACCCTTACCATTAATAAACGCTATGTAGCCCATAGTTACTCCTTATCCTTGGGAAAGTACCATGCACCTGTAGCAGTTTGCTTAGCCCAAATAGCATGCTCTTTAATGTTATCTAAACAGACATATCCATAGTAAGGCTTCTTGGTAGTAGTGCTCAGGCCTTTCTTTAATGCCATGCCCTTAGCACAGCCACACTCAGGTGGTGGATTAGGTGCATCTGGCACAGCTGTAGTCCAATCGGTTTCACCCCATTGCACAGGATCTGGCAATTTAGTTTCAACACTAAAGGATTCTGATTTAGCGTTTACTGATGCCATCTCTTCTCTGCTTGGACGCTTACCTTTAGCTGAGAGACCCGCATTTGAAATCGCTCTACCAATTGCGCTTGTTTCGCAGTTAGGTAAAGCAAAATTCGCATTAACGCCACGATCAGTAACAGTCTCACTCGCAATTCCAGTAGCGTACGGCTTCGGATCTGCTTCGGTTCTGTATAATTTGCATATAACAATGAATCGAGTGTTTGAGGCCTCGACAACCTCTGTTTCCAATCTTCCATCTGGAAATTCCTTCCACCATTTATGTAGACGTTCGTCTACTGTTTCATAATTGCTTAAATCAAACGCCATTATTAATGCTCCCATTCAAAATCTTTATCCTGCATGTATTCATGGCAGGTTTTTGATATGGCAATATACGCAAGTGCGTCTTTGTAGTGATCGTCAAGCTCTGGACTTTCCACGCTGCGACTAATTTTGAGCAGTGCCATACAGCCTGCCACTTGATTTGATGTGATCGGAAAATTGAGATACGCAGACCATAACTTGGCAATTCGATCCATCTGGATTGCTGGGTGGCCGTAATGCATCCCTCTTTCGTGTATGAGTGTGACTGCATCTGCAAATAGTTTCTCAGTGTTTGTCATAATCAAATACTGCCCTAGATCTTAGTTTCTCGATCTTCTGATTATGCTCGATAGATGCTTTCCAGCCAGCTGATCTACCAACCCAGTAGCCACGATCAAACGCTCTACTTTGTATTTTCCAATAAGCCAGTACCAGCACTGCTAGACCTAGCATGATCCAGAAAAATATCAGACCATCCTGTCTAGCTTCTAGCCATATGTTATTCATTTGTAGCCCTACTTTCTATGCACACGCTTTGTGGCATGTCAATAGTGTGACACTTGTGTATGACTTTGTGGATGATTTCGGGCTATATTTTGATAACGATTTGATAACGTTATTTGTAGAGTTTGCCCTCGAATATAAAGCTGCCATCTGCATTAATAGGTATGGTTATTACCTGAACCTTACGCTCATGCACGTATGCCACAGCAAAGCCTTGTTGCCAGTTAGCATAGCCCCTTGTATACGCCATGCCTGAACTGCTTAAATCTACTAAATTGCCAACCTCAACACCCCACACAGTACGCCCTAATTGGCCTCTGGAAGCCTCTGTAAAGGCCGATACCCCTAGTCTATGGGTGTGTCCACAGACAACGCTCTTACCTAGCCTTCTAGCCCCGTTTAAGGCCGTTTGTCCAGGTACTTGGCTAAGAGGGAAAGCGTCACCATGAACGGCTGTCCAGCCTGGCGCCCAGTCAAGCCCGAAAGGACTGAACTTGATTCCGAGCTTGTCATATCCCATAAAACGCTCATACTGCATTTCTGGTAAGTTGAGGAATGATGGTAGTCGTTTTTTGATTGATCGGTAAAGTCTGATTCCATGATTACTTCCTAGTACATCTGTTACGCCTAAATATGTTAGGACCTCTTGTGTTTGTTTTCTATCGTCGTTTATATTGCCGACCATTTCATCTATTGTGCCAGCATTAAAACCACCTAGCTGTGGTAGATCAATCTCGTCACCAATACAGATAGTCCTATGTGGATTCCATTTAGCCAGGAAGCGGCCAACAGATTTAACAGATTTTTCATTAAAAAATGGTACTTGCAAATCACTTACAAAAGCGATTTTACGCAATTAGTTAGTCCTCATCCTCGTAGGGGTCATGGTCTGGATTAACTGGATCAAAGTCTGGGCTAGATGGTGTTAGCCAATCTGGGAATACGTTTTTATCGCACATTCCTAAAGCTTGATCTACTGGAAATCCTGCACGTCTTAGGCTTAAATAAAACTCACGCAACGAGATGGCATAGGTATCTAACTTGGTATTAATCTGCTCATGGGTATATTTACCCTTGCGCTTATTAACCTTCTTGCGCTTGCGTGCGGTTGCCATATTGCTATTGTCGCTTATTCATGATAAGGAATAGATCATCAACACGCTGTTCTAACCTTGTTAATTGATCCTTCATACTAGATCCACCATTAGGGCGTAACTCATTTAGCCAGCCTTTAACTAAAAAACGTAATCCTATTAGCCCGCCTGATAGCACGGCCATAACGCCAGCGCCAAAGCCAGCCCATTCCGTTGGACTCATTTTTCATCTGCACCGATACCATAAACGCTATCGGATTTATCTAGAGCCCTAGCTGCTGGACCAGCCAAAGCTGCAATTACTACAGACAGTGCTGGATCTAAACCTAATTCATTACTTGCTAAAAATGTTAAGAAAGATACTAATACCCCACGTGCATAAGATTTTAGTATTGCTTTTTGCTTTTTAGTTATTTTCATATTTTGCCCCCTAGTAGTGGTATATCGAACGGCTTAGGATCTTTATCGCCTGACTTTGTAAAACTAATATGTATGTGCTTCTTGTGTGGATTAATGCCACGATACCTGCGCCACTTAAATCCCATAATCCTTGAAGCTATAAAGCCATTATGGATTACGTAAGATATGCGCTTATCGGTTTTAGCACAGACTCTGATCTGGTCAGCCAAATATATCGAGAGCTGCTCGGATGTATCCAAGCGAGAATCAACATCAATGGCTCTGACAACGAATCCGCTCCGTTCGTCTGGATTATGATCCGATTTACTGGCGGAATGACGAGCATCACCAATCCACCCATCACTGGTAGAGCGGCGATCTGGATACCAGGTATCAATTTGATCTCTTAATTGTGTACCTGCAGCGCATAGCCAGGGCTTCAATATTATGGCTTTTCTGGGAATATAACTTTATCTGCTGATCCACCCTGTTTTGGTAAATCTCTTAATTTTTGGCGATACTCTGCCCAAGACGATTTATCTACAGGTGCATCTGTTAATTGTGTCCAATCAGACAATGATAGAAGAGTATTTCTATACGATCTAATTTGTTCCCATTTTTGTTCATTTGTTGGATTATCAAATAAAAAATCCATGTTATGCAACCTCATATCTTAGTCGTACTATTATTTCATCAGAAGTTCCCCAAGTAAAAGGAACAGTAGAGCTTAAAACACCAATAGATGCATATGGATTACTTGTAACTATCGCACCAAACCAAACTGTACTAGCACTAGCTACAAAATTAGTGCCAGTATAATAAGTAGATCCACTATCAATGTAAGAATTATCTCCTAGCATTACGCCCGTATAAGCAAAATTAACTGGTAAAGATATTGTTGGGAATGATGATATTGATGAAGTAGAACCTAAAGTAAACTTAAAAAATACGTCAACATTTTTACCTATTTGGCAATAACGTGCAGTATAACTTCCATTACCAACAGTTAAGTTTGTAAAAGTAGGAGTATAAGAAGTCCAAGCACCGCCCCATTTTAATCCTGTTGTTTCAGCTGAATCAGCAATTAAAACAGTATTATTTGCACCAACCGCTAAACGGCTAAAAGTATCTGCACCTGTTCCGCCAATAAGATCACCTTTTGCATCAATAGCTGTTGCCATAGAGTTTGTGATTGTTACATCACCCGATGAACCACCGCCCGAAATGCCTGTGCCAGCCGTTACAGCTGTTATATCACCAACTGGTGCGCCTACCCAAGCTGCGCCATCATAATATTCGAGTGCATTTGTATCTTTAAGATAAGAATATTGTCCTTCTTGTGGTGAAGTAATAGCTGAAGTGCGAGCCGCAGCACTGGCAAATACCAAAACGCCTTGCATCAAATAACCATTTACGTTATCGGCGGTAAGAACCTCGCCTGTCGTAAACGTCTTAAAACCTAATCCTGCTGCCATCTCTACTCCTTAGTAACTTAGGACATTATAGTCTAAAGTGCCATAAATGCTATTATTTAGGATAAAAGCGTCTATAACTGGCTCTAGTGTCGTGAACGTGGTTTTCCAACTATTCGGGGTTATGTTCATTCTTACCCCAAAAATCTGTAAAGTTTTCTCTAAAAGTGATCCACCTGGCTGGGTAGTCTTAACTGTAATTGGATCAAAAAAATCTAAATCTAAAGCTGCTATAACTCCTGCGTTGTAATTGTCGGTATATAGATCTAGAACTATGGCATCTACTCGGATAGAGGTTTCTTGTCTGCTGGCTACATAAGCCTTTGCATAATCTAGAGCTACAGCATCTGACTGCATTAACAAATTATCTAAAAAGTAACTGTGCAAAAAGTACTTATCTATACTGGCTTGGTTTAGGGCTACCTGTGGGCTTCCACCAGCTCTAGTGATAGTGGCTTTATTAAATACCAATACATCGTTTAATATCCAGGTAGCATCAAAGTAATCTATGCCTGTGCCATCATCTGCAAAGACTGTAGGTGTGCCACCAATAGATCCAGCAGTTACGCCTCTATCTTGAAATACAAAGTTATTATCGGCACTCACATAGATAGCGCCATACTCAGATTCTGTTGCAATTTGTAAAGCCTGTAATGCTGTGCGGTTAGTGCCTGGGTCTGCTTGTAATGTGGTAAGACCTGCATCTATATCACGCTGTGATACTGGCCAGTCAATTTCATCTAGTATTTGATTTATACGAGTACCTGATAGATCGCCAGCCGTTGCACCAGTAACAGTGCTTATCTGTGCTAATTGGGCTAATCTAAAAGCATCTACAGCTTGTATAGTAGTCATGGCTAAATCTGCTTCTGATTCATCTGGATAGGTTGTAACGTAACTTGTAATATATCCTGCAAATATAGGATAAGTAGTAGAACCATAGGTAGCAGTAATCTGCACCTTCTTCATAGGTGTTAATAAATTGTAATAAGGCCCTGATACGTTCTGTGGGTTAAAATCGCCATTTTGATCTACTATGCGTAATGTAAGTGATCCTGTTTGAAATTGATCGCTAAGAGCGGTACGGCCTCTATTAGTTTCAATTCTATTTACTTTATTAGATACATCTACAATTACAGCTGCTGAATCTGCCAATATGTTTGTACCTAATATACCTGTATCTAAAATCATAGCCTGAGCAAAACTAGGGCCAGTGCTAAAGTTAATTACAGCATTGATTACGGGTACTGTCATTATCGTAACCCACCATTAGGGGTGGTGCTATAACCGCTACGACCAGCTAATTGAACACTCTCAGCAATTGCTTGGCTCATCTTGTCGCCAGAAGCATCTATTCTTAAAGTAATTACATCAGCTTGGGCTTGATATCTAGCAGACATGTTAGCTAATGAAATAGCCTCTTGTGGAGATAGGCCATAACTAGCATTTAATTCTGGTGCAAGTTGTCTAATTAAAATGTCGTATGGATCTGTAGATAATGGTGCTGCGGCTACAGGGCCTTTACCAGCCGCAATAGCATCAGCTTGGGCTTGATATCTAGCAGACATATTAGCCAATGCCATAGATTCTTGTAGTGATAATCCAAGTTTAGAAAATTGCGTGATCAAACTTGCTATCATTGCATCGTATTTATTCATGTTTTTATCTAGAGCATCGGCTGCCTTATTTGCTGCATCTGCCAACTTCTTCAATGCTTCATACGCTTCTAATTCAGCTAATAACTTCTTTGCCATAGCATCATTATTGTCCAAGATTGCTAATTGTGCTTTTAGGCGTACTTTAGTTTCATCATCCGTTGCCACATTTAACGCTTGGGTTATACCTATGCGCTCTAAATCAAACTTCTTTTTAAGTTCTTCTACGTTTTTATTCTCTATAGCATTTTTCTTATTGATTATATCAAATTCTTTTTTACGTGCCTTTAATAATTCTTTTGCAACCTTAATATCTGGGATGCCAGAGTACCCACCCATGTTTGGCTGTGCTGTAGTTCTTGGCTGAGTTAATGCATTACCTGCAACATTTAATCCAATAATACCCATAGCTCCAACCACAGCTTGTGGCTTTTTGCTTAAAATGGCCAAGGCTAATAATCCTGCCTGGAATTGTGGGTTATCTACTAAATCATTAAATTTCTTGATTAACTTAGCCATTTCGACAATAGCATAAGCAATGTTGTCGCCAAGGTTTTCAAAGTCATTGGCAAGGCTAGATATTGATTGATCTTTACTTAATATAACTAACGCATCTACTAATCCTGTACCAATAGATTTAGTAGCTTCATCAACACCTTTTTTTAGCAAATCCATTTTGCCAGAATAAGTATCTAACCTAGCTGCGGATTGACCAGAAAATCTTTTTTCCAATGCGGCCATGATTTTGTTCATGTCGCCAGTTGCAATTATGTTTTCATCTATACCTGTGTTTAGGCCTTTAATTGCTTTAGTCTGACCTCTGATACCTGCGGAAATAGCACTTACTACTGTACTTAAACTTTGACCTGTACCAGCGCTTATGTTTAATGCAGCTTCTAAAGATCTTTGTGCTAGTTCAACTGATCCAGTAGCATTTAAGAACGTTTGAAATGGTGCACGCAGATCATCTAATATGCCTAGAGTTTTTTCTAAACTCTTTATGTAGGCTTCTACCTCAGATACCCTAAATGCGTTGCCAGTATTTTCTAGTTGTAATTGTAAACGTTTGGCTGCGGCCTCATCATCAGTAAAGGCTTTAATTGCTTTTTTGCTAAATGATACTAAGGCTGCGGCGCTAAAAGTTATGCCAAAGGTTCTACCTAATTGCTTTATTTGTTTGTCAAATACGCTTACATCTTGCTTAGCCTTTTTAAGAGCCTTACCATTCCAGGTGGCTAAAGCGGATACAACTACATTGGCCATTATGCAGCCCTCTTAACTTCTGTAGATGAATTAAAAAAATCAGCGGTTTTATTTATTGCCTTTAATATTGCATCGTAAATCTTAGGACTTTCATTAGCAAAGGCTTTATAAATCAAGCGACCTTTAGTCTTTTTGCCACCACTTCTAACGCCTTTAATTTTAGGCTGTGATGTTAATTCTGGTAAGTCTGTAACAAATTGATAGCCAGCAAAAGGGTTATTAGAATTATATGCAGCTGTAGATCTGCTTCTACTTTTTTTGCTACCAGATTGCTTAAATGCCATTGTGCCGCCACCTTCGTAAACAGATGTAAATGGCGCTCTGCCTTGTGGGTTTAATCGACCAGCGGTTTCATAAATACGACCAGCTGCGTTGATATTGTAAACATAGTTTTCTACTTGAAATCCGTTTTTGAATCTTCGGTTTTTGCCCTCTTTATATCCTATGCCGCCTTTAACGCTATTAGAATCGTATTTAGGAAATGGCCTATAATCTACTTCAGATGAAATAGGTTTAGACCATCCCGATAACACTTCTCCATTGCCAGGCACATAACTTTTAGCCAAGGATTCTACATTTCGCATCAAAGGTGTAATAGCAATACGGATACGATTATACATATCCTCATCAACAAAAGTTAAACCTTTTTGGATATCATCTACGCCTATTACCTCTACTGGCATTTTTGATCTCCTTAGACCGATCTGTTAATACTTGCACTATTGCTGCAAGCATTTCTGAATCCATTTCTATAAACTCTTTAGGCGGTATTCCAAGTTCACAAGACAGGGTGGCTATCGTGTAAAGGATTGAATCCCGCTGTACTATTTTTTTTCTTCGTCTAATACCTCGACAGTTTCTAAGCTGTCTATAAACTCTGCACCAAATAAAGATACTTGTGCGCCAGATCTGCGCAAGCACTCCCAAGCTAACCAATAGATATGAGTTTGCTGTTCATGCTCACGCAAAATCTTGCTAATACCTGCGCCCCACTTCAACTCAAAGCTATATTCAATTCCTGGTGTTATCTTGTGTTCTGTGACTTCACCATTAGCCCTAGTAATTTTAAGCTTTGCCATTATTACTCCTTAGTTAGAACGCCACTGATGGCGATACTGTTACTGCGGAGTTTAGCGTAAAGGACACGCTAGATGAAGCTATTTCAGCGACTCCAGCCTGACCCAGTGGGGTTAGGTTATTGACCAAAATTGAAAATTGATAGGTAGGGTTATCTGCTCCTACAGCTGTGCCCTTAACTGTAATAACTGATACAGCTAAAGTCTGACCAAATGCAGCATTTAATGTTTGCATAACATCGGCAGAAGCCCAATCGTTGAGAAAGTCGATAGTAAATGTGCCAGATGACAAACCCTGGACAAAGCGGTGTGCGGTATCGGACATTGTTGTGATTTCTAGTTCGTCTACGATTTGATTGATAACAGCGCTAGTTACAACATCGCTAATATCAACAGATGGTGTAGTAGGCGCAGCGGCAGTAGCCAGTTTAACGCCTACTTTATTGTTTAGATATATGGCCATTGTTATTCCTCATCTTTCTTGGTTTGTGTTACTTTTTCTTTAGGTGCTTCTTTTATTTGGCCTGTCTTGATTAAGAAGGCTAAATCTTGTGCATCACTCATGTTAACTCCAGCTCGTTAGGATTGATAGTGTTATTTCTGATGTTAGTAAATCTCCACTCGCCGCACTTGTAATAGCTGGAGCGGAAACGCTTGATATGTTATAAACCAGGGTTGATGCCGCTAGTTTATTTACTACTGCCACGATAAAATCTTCTATGCCTTTTAGGTTGCCTTGATTGTCAAATGCAGGTGCAGTTATTAAAATCTTAAAATTAGCCAATGGTGCAATGCTTGTTTGGCTGTTATTGCTTGGTACGATATAAGGATCGGTAGGTGTAATAACCACGCTGTTAGCCAATAATGTAGCTGGTGGAAAACTAAAGGTATTCCATACGCCAGCGTTTGTTAAAGCTGTTGCAAGTGTGCCTCGAAGTGTTGTTATAGCGGCCATTAGCCCACCAATGTTGCAGGACTTGCATACGGCTGGATGAGGCCCCTGATTCTATTGACCAGTTGGAAACCGAGCCTATATGGGCTCGCACTGACCCCATCCATACCGACCCCGCCTGTCTGGCTGACTTGTCTAGCTTGCCAGATATCCACGGCTATGATCATTGCCGCTTCTCGTATTGCAGGGGTTGTCGCATAAGATTGGGTCTTGTGGTCTGGGCCTGTTGCCACGCCATAAGGTAATACTTTATGAAAGTTTTGATCTGCGCCAGTTTTAGTATATTGAACAAATGAATATCCGTTAGGGTAATTAGTTTGTCCGTATTGATACATAAATACTGGAATTAAATTAGTTGAACCAGTGCTAGGTGGTATTGTGCCAGTAATTGTAACTGTGCCATTAAATGAGGAACCACATCCACTTACTGTAATTGTTTGACCTGCTACAAACGCATTGGGATTAGCGAGCATAAGTGTATTAACATTATTGCTGCGAGCAGTTCCCACTACTGGTGCTGTGTTAAACCATAAATACTGATTAATTAAATCTTCGGCTGTTTGACAAACTTCTTCAACTGTAGCCGAAGTGTAGAGTGAACCAATACCTAAATTACTGCGTAACTCAGCTTCGGTTACATATGTGGCTGGCATCTCTACTCCTTGTCTAAAAAAGCTCCCCCAGGGCTAGGGCTACTAAACCCCAGGGGATTATTAATTGTGTTATTAGATCTTTGCGTACTTGATGATTCCGTAAGGCATTTTAGCGATTGTTGCCATAAAGCCGTAGATAGCCACCTGTACTTGAAGATTCGATACCACGTTTACAGACATGAATGCCTGTGGTGAGCGATATACAGTGAATGCTTCTGGTGCAAGGATTACAGCTGATGCATCATCGAATGTAGTTTCTGTAAAGTTCTTGTCTACGTATAGATCAAGTCCTAACACGTTTCCACGAATTGAAGATGGTGCAACTTGTCCAGCTGCGTTCATTGGTTGAATCGCATTGTAAATTGGGCGACCAGTAGTATCAGTAGCACCTAATAGCGCTTGGTACTGTGCTGGGTTAGCAATGTAATTCTGTGCAAAGTAACCTGTGTTTTTGTAAATTAAAGATGCAGCTTGAGCTGAATAATCAATAATACCTTGGCTATCTGCTGTTTCTGCAGTGGCATTTGTACCTGCCGCTAACAGAGCTGTTAGTGCAGCTGTATCAATAGCTGTCAAATAAGCATTTTGCAACTGTTGTGTTAACTCTGCATAAAAGCCAGGATACCCCGCTCTGGACAATAGCTCTACAGATAGCGTATTCATGCCACTGTACTTCTGAACTGTTCCAGTCAAATAAGCAGTTTCCATATCAGTATTTTGTACTGCGCCACCTTCGGCTTCTACAGTTACTACTGGTGCTACACCTGTACCACCTGCAATTGATGTAACTAATGAAGGCACAGATATTGACATACCAGTGTCAGGCAAAACACCTTGACTACAAGCATCAATAGCTGGTGTACCAAAACGAGTGTTAGTTACAAACTCGGTTAAGTATTGTGTTGGATTAAATGCTGGGTTATTTGTGAATGAATCTGCTGCTGTTACATATAGCTTTGAATCTTCATTACCTAGAGCAGCTAAAATCTTATGCTCTGTGTATGCAGCCATTGATGTAATTGGCGTACGTAGATTTGTTTGAATTAGTGGTGCTGTAATTGTTGGGCGAGCAGCTTCTACTGTAGGAGTAGCAGCCTCTGCCTTTGCTTCTTGTGGCGCTGTTGCTAAATCTTCCACAGGAGCCTCGCTTTCTGTTGTTTGGTTTGTGTCCTCTGCTTCGTTTTCACTAGCAGCAACTTTAGTTACTTGTGCAGCACTGAATGCTGGTGACTCAACCAGGCTTACTTCTCTTAGTGTTGCGCTGGTTACATATAGATAATCTTTTTTCTGGATTGACTTGTTTACATCCACGCCTACTGACAAACCATCGATTAATTGCTCGCTTGCAAGTATTAAAGCATCTTGTCCTTGCATGGAGTTACTAATTTTGAATGATGCATAAATGCCATCTTCTGCTTCTTTGTAATTTGATTGCATTCTTCCGATTGGTTTTTCTGGGCGGTGCTGCATAAGCATTTTTACCTTGCCTGGATCACCGATGTCGATTGAGCCTTTAGCAAATACGACCTTACCTACGGAAGTATTGCCGACTTCTTCAAACGGCACGATCTTGCCTGCAATAACTCTGCGCTCTGTATCGGCAGCTTCTATGTGGCTACTGAATGTAAGTTTCATCTTCTGTTTCTCTTCCGTTAGGTGTCATTTGTTCCATTTCCTTTGCTTCTTCCACATCAATTAAACCTAGATTAATCATTTTCTCTAATGCCTCTAGGCGCTTCATTGTGTCAGCTCTTAGGAAAGATTCTTCTATAGCAAACTTAACTACATGCCCACGTGGAGTAATGTCATCCATGCTTAAACGATCTTCAATAGCACAAATAAACGGCTGTAGTGAATAAGCTACAAACTCTTTGCGACCATCAATAATATTTTGGTAAGTCATGCTGTTATTCATATCTGCGCTTATGTAATATGCAGGTACGTTCATAGCACGTGCAATTTGTGTGGCTAGATATTGTTGTGCTTCGTTATACATCATATCTTTAGGACTAAATCCTGTGGTTTCGTAAGATAGCGTGCTAGTTAAATATGCTGTAGATCTATTTAGTCGGCTTTGCTTCCATTGTGCTAACAATCCAGATACTTGTTGTTCAGGTAAATCTGCGCCAGTGTTTTTAATGTAACCACTTGGCATTGGTGTTTGTGCTGATACGGCTGCGGCTTTTTCAATATCTAAAGCGCTTTGTATTGTACGTGCCGCTGTTTGTAATACACCTTGTGTTAGTCCTTGAAATGTGATAAGAGAGCCAATACCTGTCATTGGCGATCTAACACCATCTACATAATATTCTTCTACCTCTGTGCCAAATTTATTTGTTGTAAATGTAACTCTGTTATTTGCCACCCACTCAAAACGTGATGGTCTTAAATCATCTGCATATAATTCTGTTACTCGCCAATATGCAACACCATAAAATAAAAGACTATCGACAGTCCATGATATGGTGACGGATCTTGGTTGCCGATAGTCTGGTTGATCTATCCAAAGAGGGTTCCCCAACTCCTCACCATTTGACTTTTTGTAAAGCTTCAATGGCAAGTAGGAAACTACACCAGCTATAAGATTTCTGCAACGTGAAACGGCAGGTACTTGCATTGCAAAATTGCGATCTAATCCACCAGGGAAATTACCAACACCTGTTGTAAATGAACCATAGCCGTAGGCTGTGTCCATAATGGCAGGGGCGTATTGCGCTTGTACGGATTCAGTTTTTTTATTTATACCCAAAGCAGACAATAGACCCATAGATATACTTTATACCATAAAACGGACTAATGGTGCAAGTTAGACAAAGATTTGTGCAGTTTTTTGTGGTTTAGTCAATTCTGACACCACCATAGCCAAAGATATAGCAGCTGTAACATCACCAGCGGATTTACGCCTAATAATGCGCCAGCCAGCATCGTTTGTTTTAGCAGCGCAGTTATTTAAGTGCTGTACTAAGTCAGCCTGTCCAGAATGGACTATTCGGTTATTGGCTAAACCATCTGCTAGGTCTGAACATGCTTGGTAGAAAGCCTGGCCGCTAACATCTTGCATACGCCATCCGCTTTGTTCTAATTTTGTGGCTATTGTTTGTGTGGCGTATTTGTCAAAACAGATTATATGTGGGTGGTATTTTCTTGCCCATTCATTTATATCACTTGCCATCTTAACTTCATCTATAGCAATATCACTATGCCAAAGCTGTGCAAGTCCTACAACTACCTTGCCATCTTTCATCTGACCCATTACTAAAGCGCCAGATCTTCTAGTAGGTGCAATATCAAAAGCCATTATAGTCTGAGGACCGACAGGGATTTCTAGTGTGCTATCACTACATGCTTCAATAGATCCATATACCCACGGACTTTGTGTGCTATCTACCCATTGGCAAAGCATTTCAGTACGTGTAGCTTCTATGCTGTTTGTACTTACGCTTTCTTCCAGTGTTTGCTCAGTGATTAAATGGCCGAGCGCTGGGTTTGCCATAGCCCAGGCTTTCTTATCATGTATTTTGCAATGTTGCGGTGCGCTGTATTCGTAATAACCTAGATTCTCTGGTGGATAAGACTTGCAACGCTCTACTAGATCATTAAGCACTGTACTAAATCCATCACCTGCGTTACTTGTCATTAAAGTCATTGAGTTAGGTCTTGCACGTGTTACTGGTAGTGCAGCGGTAAAGGCTTCTTCTGACCATTCACGTAATTCATCAATGTATAAGAAATCTGCGGTCTTACCCCGGGGCGCATCTCTTGTAGCTGCGGCAATCTCATACCTAGCACCATTAAGTAAGCTAATAGATTCTTGACCATTAGCCAGGCGTATCTGCCTTACTTGATTTTTTAGAAATTGATTATCTTCTATTGTGTATGCGACCTGCCTAAATGTATCTAATGCCATATTTCGATTAGAGGACATGCCCAGGACATTCTTAGAATTCCATAAGAATAGATGGCTTAATATGAGCATGCGGGCTAGGTGGGTTTTGCCGTTTTGACGTGCTACTAATACTAGAGCTGTCTTCTTGCGCCAGTTATCGGATTCATCTGTAGATAAAAGATCCTGTAATACAAAACGTTGCCAGGGAATTAAAGGCATAGAGATTTTTTCAGCTAGATCCGCAACTTCATCTACTTTGCTATTGCCTTTTAGTAAAGGCGTGTGGATTCTTGGCTCGGTGCTGCCAGTTAGCCCGACCCCTCGTTTAATCTGACTTGATTCGGTATTAGTTTGCATCAAAGTCCAGCGTATCTGGTTTATTAAAAGGTGATTCTGGCACTGTGCTGGTGGTCTCAGGGAGAGAAGGTTTCAGAAAGACAGGGGGGGTCGCCTTGTGGCTAAAAAAACGCCCAC